CGGCGGGGAGGTAGGGGCCTTGCTCTGCGAGGCGAAGCGAGCGGTTGACCTCAAGGACGGTCTCGACCTGCTGGCCGTATGTGCTCCCGTAATGCCGGTGGCAAATTTCGTCCAGCATGTCGCCCTGCTTTGTTTTGTAGACGTTCATCGTAGCGATCCCAAAAGCCCGGAGGCGCTGACATTGAAAGGCCCGATCTTCAGCGTGACCTCGGCGTATTTTTTCAAATTGATCTGAAAGTCGATTTTGCGGGGTTGGCCGTTGCTCCAGAAAACCTCTTGCGCCTCAGTGATCGATTCGACCACCCAAAGGCCGAAATAATTTCCCGTGCCAGTGACGAGCGGCAGCGCGATGCCGAGGGAGGCTTGCACGCGCATTTGCGACATCTGCCCAAGCCCGCCTTTGTATTCGGGCAGGATCGTGCCTTGCAGGCTGATGGTCTCTGAGTCGTATCCGCAGTATTGCATTAGCGGGGCTTGGCCGAATCGCTCCACCTCCTCCCACTTGTAGGAGGATTGCCGCTCAAGCTGCTGATATGCGGCAGTTGAAATCGAGAACCGAAAAGCGCCAAGGGCGAGCATGGTGTCGTTGGCCATGGTCGTTAGTCGTAGAGTGCGCCACCAGCAAGGGCGGCTTGGCGTCCATCGAGGCGAGCCAGCACGAGGTCGGCAAGCGTGCGCTCGTTCATGCCGGGGCTGGCGTTGATGGTGATGTTGATCGTGCGGTTGTCATTGCGCACGCTCCCGCCTGTGCGGTGGTTGGGGATGATCGACCCGGATGATGAGGGTGAAAAGATTTCGGGGCCGCGCTCTCCGACGAGGTAGTTTTTCCCAGCGGACACTGGGCCGCCGGATGCGCGTGCGCCGTCAATCGGTGCGGGCGAGTCGCCGCCCGTGAAGACGCCTTTGATTGAGCTGCCGAGGCCAACGAATTTTTCGCGAACCCATCCGAACCACGCGCCGATTTTGCCTGTGAGGCGTTCAAATGCTCCTGAGATTGAGTCGTAGATACTCGTTCCCATGTCCGAGATGGCCATGGTGGTATTGTTGACCCATTCGCCGATTGCGCTGCCTATGTCCGAAATGAATCCGGTTGTTGCCGTCCATGCCTCGTTGATCGCCCATGCGTAGGTGTCCCAGTTGTCGATCACATGTTTGACTGCAAATCCCAGGGCGACCACTCCAGCGGCGACGATGGCGACGGTGCCGATGATTGGAAGGAGTGCTGCGCTTCCGCCTGCTGCGGCTGCGGCCATGCCCCAGAGTCCAGTGGTGAGTGAAATGACTGCTGGCAGAGCCATAACCATTGACGCTCCAAGCGAGACCACAGACGCGATTGCTGGCGCAAAAGCTACGGCGGCGATTCCCACGAGAACCGCTTTCACGCCTCCTACCGATTCGATGAACGGCCAAGCAGCCTTGCCCATTTCCACAAGGCTTTTTGCCATGTCGCGGATTTGGGAGCCGATGACGGGGGCGTTGGTTTTGAGCCATCCGCCGAATTCCTGCGTCACGGCTTTGATGTTCGGCGCGTTCTCCCGGATGAACGATCCGAGCGAAGTCATCAATTCGGTAACCACCGGCAGGAGTTCGCGGCCGATGATGTTACGCGTGCCTTCAAGGCTTTTTTTGAAATTCAAGAACTGCTTTCCGAAAGCATCGCCCATTTGTTTGTCAGCATCGCTCAAAAGGTATCCGGCTTCTTGAGCTGCTTTTGCGTATTCGTTCAGGCCTTCTTTTCCGAGGTTGAGGAGGTTGGGGATTTTCCGCCCTGATTTTCCAAAAGTCTCTGTTGCAAGTTTGGCTTTGCTGACGCTGCCTGTGTAATTTTTAAACGCTTCTGAGATGGTTGAGAACTGCGAGGCGGTATCCATTTTTTGGAGTTTGCCGACATCGAGGCCAAGCTCGCGGAGTGCTTCACCTGTTTTATTGCCTTCCTCGCCTGCATCCGCCATTCGGATGCTCATTTCAGAAATCGCCTTAGTGACTTGTTCCGCCTCAACGCCAACATCAGCAGCGGCATATTTTACGGAGAGCAAAAAGTTGGTATCCACTCCCAGCGTGTCTGCGGCTTCCGCTGCGGAATCTGCAAAGTCGCCAAAAGCAGAACCAACTTTCCAAATGCCCGCACTGGCAGCGGCAACTGTGGCTCCGAGGGCCACGAAGCCGCCTGCGGTGCGGCGGAGGGTGGTGCCAAGCTGGCTCCCGATGGGTTTGATCTTGCCCCACGAGTCTATGACCTTTTTGGTCGCGTCGGCTTTCCTGCCGAGGCGTTCCATTTCGCCTGAGAGGTTGCCGGTGTCGATCTTGGCCTTCTTGAGTTCCTCGCCAAGGCTTTTGAGGGACTCACGCTGCTGATCGAGGGATTTGCGCAGACGCTCAACTCCGCTCGTGTCTTTGGCCTTCATGGCCTCGGCGAGTTTCTTTTGCGTCTCGCCGATCTTGAGCTGCTTTGAGTTGAAAGATTCCAGCTTGCGCTGTTGAGCGTTGAGTCCTGCGAGCGCCGATCCGAGAATCTTAGTGTTCCCAGTAACGGCGGCAAACGACGATTTCAGCGAGCCAGCAACGGCCCCGCCGATCTCGATTGTTGCTTTGAATTTTTTCTCGGTCGCCATTTTTTATTTAGGAAGTTTCCCGCACCAGTCCACAAGCTCCTCGGCGGTCATTTCGCTGATCTCTGCGAGGCTCCATCCGGTATGGCTGGCCAGTGCGAGAGTGCCGCGCATGGCGTCCTCCCGCGTCAGGCTAAAAAACCGGAGAAGGCTTTCTGGAGCTTTTTATAGTCGCCGAGGTCGAGGTCACGTATTTCGGAGGGCGTGATCATGCAGAGGTTGGCGAAGGTTAGGATTTCCGTCTCCTTGTCGCTGGCTCCTTTGCTGCCCTCCTCGGCGGCGAGGATGTCGCCGACCTTCGGCCTGCGGAGGGTGAGGCGACGGCATTCGACGCCTTCAATTTTGATCGGGAAATCGAGTTCGATTTCGACGGTGGATTTTTTGCTCGCCATTTTTGCGATGGATTAGATGCCGATTGCGTTGCGCTGTGCTGCAAGGCGGTCCACTCCGTTTACGATGCGAACCATGTTTGGAACATCGATGTCGTTGATGGTCCGGCCCGCTTGCGTGTATTTGTAGCTGCGGAGGTCCATCGTGAAGGAGATGGTCGATTTCTCGCCAGCCTTCCACGCGCCGGGTTCCATCGAGCGGATGGTTCCGTTCATGTAAACGACCACGGGCGTCACTGCGCCGTCGAGGCTTTCGAGAGCGCCACGGGCCACGAGTGGCACGGTCTGCCCTTGGCCCATGCCCCAGAGGTTGAGGACATTTTCCTCGTAGCCTGAGAGGACGAAGGAGGCTTCAAGCTTCTCTTGGCCCATTTCGACGGCCACGGAGGCGTCCATACCACCAGCACGGAAGTCTTCGACCACAAGGCCGAGGGTCGGGAGTTGCAGCTCGTCGACGACGCCTGCGTATCCGCGTCCGTCCACATAGAGGTTATAGTTTTTGAGGATGTTCGATGCGGTTGCCATGGTCTTTTTTTAGTTGAGGATTTCTTTGAGGTATTCGTTGGTCAGCTCACCACGGAAAGTGATGTGCTCCGCTGGGTAAGGCGGTGTGAAATCGAAGTTAAAAAACACCTTTCCGAGTTGGATGTTTGCCGGGGTGTTGAGGTCTGGGTCTGCCCAGCATTTGCCGCCGAGGATTGCGCCTTGGTTTTTGAGGCTGGCGAGGTAGGCGTTGACGGACTCGGTGACATCTTCGAGGTAGGTCTTGCTGATGAGGCGATCCACTGCCCAGAGGTGAGCGCGTTGGAGGCTGTCGAAAATGAGGTCCGCTGTGCGGCGCACATTCACGAATTGGTATTTGATGTCCGTGCTGCCGGTCTGGTTGCCCCAGAGGCGGAATCCACCGCTGCGGATGAAGGTGGCGACATTGCCGAGGTTGAGGACATTTGCCAGCGAGGAGGTGTCACCGAGGACGAAATCAACGGCTTTGTCGATTTTTTCGATGCCTGCGATTTCGTTGTTCGATGGCGACCACCAAAAGCCACGCTCGTTATCGATGCGAGCCATGACACCGGCGACATAAGGCGCTGGGTCTTGGCCGCCGTTCACGGCTGGCCAGATGCCATAGATGCGATCATTGCCGTTTGCTGTGACCCATGCAGAGGCTTCGGTCGCGGTGTCGATTGCGGCAACGCTGGAAACGAGGCCAGCGATAACAACCGCACGGAGAGCAGATGCCACGGCTTTGACATCGTCAATCGTGGTCGTCTCATACGCGCCTTCAGCAACGATGAGGCGTGGCGTGACATTGAGTTCGGCCTGAGCTTTGCGGAGGGCGTGAACGCCTGTGAGCAGGCTGGAGCTTCCGGCAACATCCGCTGCCGCTGCAACACGCACGACGACGACAACCGCGCCAGTCTGCTTGTAGATTGCCTCAATGGCTTTTCCGAGGAAGGTCGTGGGTCCGAGCTTGGTCGAGACTCCCGTGGGAGAGGTGACGAGGACGGGTGTGTTCAGCGGAAAATCCGCGTGCGCTGTGCCTGTTCCGACAAGGCCGATGACGGATGAGGAAACGGTTTTAATCGGGCGCGGTCCGCCCGTGATTTCTTGGACTTCGACGCCGTGGAGAAATTGAGACATGGTGATTTAGTGGTTTGCGGTTGCGGGTGTGAGTGTGCGGGGATCGTGTGTTGGTGTCTTCTGCGGGGACTTCCTTAGAATTTGATGCAGTAGAGGAGCGCGATGTTTTTGGGGCGAGTTTCTGTTCCACCTTGACTTGTAATTGTGTGGCCATGGTTTTCGACAGGGCTTGTTTGTCCGTTTGAGTCCAAAGTTCCGCGAACATCAGGCCAGTTGTTTCCTGTGCCCTGTCTAATCGTGTAGTTTGAAATAGTGTTGTTGTAAGTGTGGTTATGTCCACCATCCTCCCCTGTGCTACCTCCGTGGTCGTGCGACTTGAAGTCATCCGCCTGCTTTGCCCCAAAAGTCCCCGCTGCCGTTCCGTCCGAATTTGTTCCTTGGCCTCGCACGAAGTATCCGCGAAGGTCTGGCAGGTTGAATGTCGTGCTGCCGTCGCCTGAGCCGTAGATCGTTCCGATGGCGGTAAAAAGCGCGGGGTATAATGTCCTTGAAACCGCCGCGCCATTTGCAGCGAGCCAGCCCGATGGCACGACATTCATGGCAAAGGGGAGCACTGCGCCGGGAGGGACAAAGAGCGCGGCTGCGCTGGCGAGGCTGGCAGGAGTGACTGCGCGGGTGGCGTCTGTGCCCGTTTGTGTCTCGGTGTTGGTGGCAAGCTCGACGATGCCTGCTCGTGCGTCAGTCGCTGTGCGGCTGGCAAGGCTTGCAGGGGTCACTGCGCGGGTTGTGTCTGTCCCTGTTTGTGTTTCGGCATTGGTGGCAAGCTCGACGATGCCTGCTCGTGCGTCAGTCGCTGTGCGGCTGGCGAGGCTTGCAGGGGTGACGGCGCGGGTTGTATCCGTCCCTG